TAGGGGATTAGTAGATTTTGATCTGTATGATTTTCAAACTGAGATAGTTAAATCAGTAGTAGATCATAGATTTACTATCTGTAAAATGCCTCGACAATCAGGAAAGACTACTACTATTGCTGCTATGATCTTATGGCATGTAATCTTTAATGAAAATTATAATGTGGCTATCCTAGCGCATAAGCTAGGTCAATCTAAAGAAATTTTAAGCAGAATACAATTAGCTTATGAAAATCTTCCTAGCTGGATGCAAATGGGAGTTGTTAATTGGAATAAAGGTAATATTGAATTAGAGAACGGTTCAAAAATTCTTGCATCAGCAACATCTTCTAGTGCTGTTCGAGGTGGTTCATATAACTTAATTTATCTTGATGAGTTTGCGTTTGTACCTTCTAATTTGCAAGAGTCATTTTTTGCTTCTGTGTTTCCTACTATTTCTTCTGGTAATACATCTAAAGTATTAATTACCTCTACTCCTAATGGATTAAATCTGTTCTATAAACTATGGGTTGACTCTGAAAACGGACGTAATGATTATAATAGAATCGATGTGCATTGGTCAGATATTCCCGGAAGAGATGAACAATGGAAAGCTGATATGATCTCTAATACTTCTGAAGATCAATTCAGAGTTGAGTTTGAATGTGAATTTATAGGGTCAATGAATACTCTAATAAACCCGAGCAAACTAAGAACTCTTGCAGAAGGTAGAGCAGTAATGATCGATGATTCATTAACGCTTTATGAATATCCTCAAGAGGAACATACTTATTGTATAACTGTAGATACATCGCGTGGAGTATCTATAGATTATAGTGCATTTCAAATTATAGATGTAACTAAATATCCTTATAAGCAAGTAGGTAAATATAAAAATAATAATATTTCACCTATGGTATATCCTAATATTATTAATCGAGTAGCTAGAAATTTTAATAATGCGCTAGTATTAGTAGAGATTAATGATATTGGTGGTCAAGTAGTAGATATCTTGCATAATGAGTTTGAATATGATAATTTATTATGGACTACTAATAGAGGTAGAGCTGGTCAAGTTTTAAGTGCAGGTTTCGG